ATTGAATTTCATCAATTATCTTTTGTGTTATTCTCATTTTTTAATAATCCCTTTGGGAGTGTGACCATGTGCTATTCCTAGCTCATGCATTTTAGCATGCTCGTCAATAGGATCACGCAAGTCTTGCTTTCCAGGACCGAAGGTAAGGTAAATACCATACCCCATAACAAAGAATAGTAAACCTACTATGATGAATACTATAATCATTAGTAATACCTCCTGTAATCTTGACCTACTTCTACTTCGATAGTATCGAATATTCTATTTAATGATCTAGCAAACATCCTATATCCAGATCCAACATATAGTTGTCCAAATACTACAGATACTGTTGCTACACCCCAGAATATATAATAGAATCTGGACTTAACTTGGTTCCTTGCTTTAGTGATTTTGTCTGACATGATTAAATAAAAGTTGCGACAAGAACCACTCTCGGTTTTGTCTTTGGTACATTGTGGGTATGATATCCATCAAAGATAACTACGTCATCTTCTTTAGGATCATGGTATCCACTTTCTGCTATGGTTTCACCACCAGCATCTGTTAAGTATATTAACATATTATGATGCTCATGGTGATGATCTACATGAATATATGTAGTATCAATATTAGGATCAGGAAAAACCATGTTAACAGCCATCCTTAAAAATGAATTTATTCTAAACTGATTGTGATTAAAAATTTCTTTACATACTTCTAAAGCATGTTCAAAATATTTTTCTGGTTGAGAATAAGGTTCATTGAATGTTGGTCTTCCTAATAAACCATGTATAAAAGTTCTAGCATGTCCCATCTTTGCTAAATTCATAGATGGGTGATAGAACTTAGTCTTTGCAAGAGGATCCGATGCATGAAAAGAATCACTCTGTTGCTTTTCATACATGTACCAAGGAAATGATCTAGACAAAACAAAATTCTTAAATTGATAATACAATTTTGTTTTTGGATTATCTAATTGTTTCATTTCTTTTTCCTCAGTGGAACTTCAATAGTCCATGAGGGTGATTCTAATTTAACCATCTTAAACTGTTGCCTGTTCTTCTCATAGGTAGCAGCAGGTTCATTACCAGCAGTCTCACCATAATGAGTTTCCTTTACACCCAGATATTCTAAGATGGCATCATCAATCATATAGTACAATGTATCCCATGTTAGAGTATCTCTTAATCCAGATGCAATTCTATCAATATCATTCTCATCAAGGTACTCACCCTTGCTTATCTTACTAGAGTAATCTCCATATTGACTTTGGAGTTTTGCTCTTGTCTCTACCAACTTATTAAGGTTGATAGTAATCTTTACATCATCATCAATCATTTGAATTCACACTCCAACATAATCTGTGTTAAACATGCCAAAAGATTAATCTCTTGATCTACTACAAAAGCAGACTTGTATTGATACTCTGCAATGATAAGTACAGCAGCAGCAATACTTGGACCTTCCATAATAGTAGAAAGACTGTCGTACAGTTTCCTCATTATAGCAGTAGGGTCACTATCTATATTCTGAGTAACCCACTTCTTAACATCATTAAACTTCTTATGCTTTAGATACTCTGTAAGAGAATCTATCTTAGCATCACCTAACGCTGCGAGGATTCCAGTATCGATAGAACCTGTTGAACTATATCTTTGGAGTTCGTTGAGTGTTCTTCTGAAATCTGGGAAGTACTTTTGGACAACTGTGGCAACCACTTTGTCATTGAACCGTACCTCCTCTCTGGTAAGGATATCTCTGCATCGCTCGAAGAACAATGCTGCAAGATTTTGTTTAGTTTTTCCACGGACATTGAAATCAATTACTGTTGTTCTACTATGTAATGGTTCTATTATTTTATTCTTAAAGTTACACGTGAATATGAACCTACAGTTCTTTTGGAACTCTTCAATCGAGGCCCGTAAGAGGAGTTGTACATCGGGTGTCGTATTGTCTGCTTCATCAATAATAAGAACTTTGTGACGACTGCTAGATGTAAGAGAAACAGTACTAGCAAAGGATTTTGCCTGATTGCGTACAGTGTCCAAGAATCTACCTTCATCAGACCCATTAATGACATAACTATCAACCCCCAATTCATTACACAATGCTTTAGCAATGGTTGTCTTACCTACACCAGCAGTACCAGAGAGCAAAAGATTTGGTATCTCCCCTTGCTCTATAAAGTTCTTAAAGGTGTCCTTCACATCTGTAGGAAGTATACAGTCCTCAACTTTCTGAGGTCTGTACTTCTCTACCCATAAAAAATCATTCACGTAATCTTCCTCAGTTTATCTAAGATAGAATTGTATGCTTCTACTATATCACCTTCTCCTTTTCTAAACAAGTCTTTGTCAAAACTCTCTCCATCTTTCCAGAGCCGCATTCCATCAGGTGATAGTTCATCAGCAAGGAGTAAATTTTGTTCAGAATCATAACCAAACTCCAATTTAAAATCAACAAGTGTAAGACCTATCTCACGAAAGATCTTTGTCATTATACCATTAACTTCTCTAGCAGTCTGTTCCATATCTCTTAATGGATAATCACCCATCAGTCTGATACGATCTTCTGTAAGTAATGGATCATCCTTCTCATCATCCTTAAGGTAGTACTCTACCAAAGGCCAATTAAAAATTCTACCTTCCTCTAAGGTAGTCTGTCTAACAATAGAACCAGTAGCAACATTCCTTACTACAACTTCTATTGGAATAATATCTACCTTCTTACAAGACATAATCCTTTCAGGAAATGTGTCAAGATAATGAGTAGATATTCCATACTTCTCTAAAGTCTGAAAAAGAAGTTCTGATATTTCCATACAGACTTTTCCTTTTCCTTGAGGAAAATCTATCTTCTTACCATTACCAGCAGTAACCTTATCCTCATATTGTATGAGAACTTTATCAGGTTCAGATGTAGTGAATACAGTCTTTACCTTTCCCTGTAGGATTGTGGTCATGTGTTTGGTTCTAAAGCAATGAAATACTTAATACCATCTCCTTGGAATAAAGCAACATTCGACTTACTTAGTGTCACATTATAATCACCGAGAAGCAACTTAAGATTCTCTACCTTAAAGCAATAACAGAATTCATCATCTGTTGTACCAACCTGAACTGAATAACTATTCGATGTATCATTCTTCTTATCAGTTACCCTCAGACTCATCTCTGTACCATCACCATAAAGACATAAGTCTGGTAATTGGTATACACTAGCAGCACGTTGTAACTGCTGTAAAGTGCTGGACTCCAATCTAAACTTTACATCTTGAGATGGTAGTTCAATCTCCTTTTCAGGTGGTTGTGTAATAATATCAGGATCAGCATAAAAGAATCTAGTCTTAGATCTACCCTTGATGTCACTTACCGTAACATAATTATCCTTTGATGTATCAATAGTTGGTGATTCAAATAATGAAAGACCTCCTAGAAAAACACCAAGATCATATATTGACAATTGAGATTCAAACTGTTCTTCTATATCAGCTATAGCAAGAATGTTTTTATTAATACTCAATGTACTCAACTTGTTACCAGGATTGATAACAATAGATTTATTAATAGAACAAAAGTTCTTTAGGACTTCAATTGTTGGTTTGGATAATACAGTCATTTACTTGTCATAATCAACGGAAAAAGCAGAAGGATTTTCTGCATTTATTTTATCTGCCTTAGCACGTTTGTCACTAAAGTGGCAGAGTAATACAGCATAATGGATAATCTTAATGATGTCCTTTCTTGCTGTACCTTTTCTATCATAGCGTGAAGCATACTTTAGAATGTTACTTCTACAAAATGCTTCAGCGTCACCTACAGAATCAATGAGGTCTAATGTTTGAACCCCACCTGCACTGTAATGTCCTGAATAAGTGGCACTGATATAATCAGAAACTTCTTTCAGGATCTCATTCTCATTGTACTTCATAAACCTTTTCTAGATTTGTTTTGAATAATAATCCGATCATTTGCATGATCGGGTATAAATTCTAGCACATCATCATGTGGCCACATCATTTCTTCATACAAAGCATTGAGGCGGTCCATGTCTTCCCAAAGATCATTTACATATCGGGGGTCGTTATCCTCCCCCCAATGATGCTCCTCTGGTTCTAAATCTCCGTGCATTAAAATTCTCCTTCGGTAGTTTCCTCACCAGCATCAACCTTAGTATAAAGATCTAAGAATGATTGTTTAGTATCATCATCAAATCTGTTAACACAATTGGTGATAGCAACAAGGCGGTCACCAAATATATTGTATGCTTGTGCGATATGTACAAGACGACGTGTTGTGATAACTTCATCCACTCCTCCATCGAAGAATGTTTTACGTATCACTCCTGCCCATTTTACCAGATTTTCAGCAAATGTCAATTCACATCCAACATTCTTTAGTATCTTCTGTTCAATAACAGGTGATGGATAATCTTGTTCAAAGGTTACTGGGAATCTTTCAAGGAAAGCTTCGTTAAGAACATTGGTTCCTACGAAACGTCCATCATCAGAACCTTTACCTTTTGTATTAGCAGTAGCAATGACCGTAAATCCAGCAGCAGGTTTTACATACCTTCCAGTCTTCTTAAGGAATACACCTTTACCTTCTAGTACTGATTGCAAACATAGAATCTTATTAGATGCTAAGTCAATCTCATCTAGAAGGAGTACAGCTCCCCTCTCCAAAGCCTCGACCACTGGTCCATTATGAAAAACAGTATCACCATTAACAAGACGGAAGCCACCAATAAGGTCATCTTCGTCGGTTTCAATTGTTATATTGACACGTATCAATTCTCTATTTAGTTGAGCACATGCCTGTTCTACCCCTAATGTCTTACCGTTACCACTAAGACCAGTAATAAAAACAGGGTAAAACTGTCCAGAACCAACAACCTTCTTAAGAGCTTTGGCATTACCGAAGGGTACATAGTTTGGATCATTTTCTGGAACATAAGAAACTTTTACAACAGGTTCTGCAGCAGGTGCTTTATATGCTTTCTCAATATCTAGAGCAGTCAAATCCCAAGTACCCCTACCCTTCTTATATGCCTTAAGTCGTTTATTAACAGTAGGATAAGACAATTTAAGTTTGTTGCCTGCTGCTCTCAAGTCGATAGTATCAACTTTAGCATTAGCTCCATGCTTGTCCTTAAGAAAGGAAATAATTTGTTCAGTAGTAACTTCTGATTTGATTGGCATAATGACTCTTTGTTTCTATATGCTTATTATAACAGAATTGAACTTCAAATCAATGTCCTATGGACACTTAATCAACTGTCCATATTCTTTTCAACTGTCTGACATCAGACACACCAAACAAAGATTTACATTTCTGTTCAGCATCTTGCCTTAAATTAGATGAACAAAGAAATTCTACTTTAGTTAACCTATTAGATTCTAATAGAATGTATGCTTCCCATTTAATCGGTTTCATATAAAATATCTTCGGATGTTGGTTTATCAAACAATACATTATCTATATACTTATCTGTCCACTCCTTATCGAATAGTTTTTCTAATATACCACGAGTCTTATCATTCTTTCTTTGCTGGTCACAATAATATATCTGATCATCATACCTAAGCATTGCTGAACACCAGTCTGGATCCCTTGTAGCTTTCTGATGCAACCTACAATATATACCAAGATAGTTTAAAACAAGACAGTAGAAATTTGCCATATCTATATCTTTAGTAAGACGCATAAACTTACAATAAGGAGAGAATATTTCATCACCCCATAATGGAAGTGGTCTCTTCTCACCAATATTAAAATTGTTACTAACTTCTCTTATCTCATCCCATTCATTAAAACCTCGTACAGGAGATATATCAACGATAGCAGCAGTGATTACTTTATCAGTAGCAACAATATCACATCCAAAGATAGGAAGATTATAATTTGGATCAGGAAAGAATACTGAATGTAGTATCTTCATTCCTTTTAATTCTGCTAACTCTAAATGTATCTTCCTGAGACCAGGTGCAGTATACATTGTGTTCTTAATAGTCAGGTCATCTTTCTTTACTTCTGGTATAGGACAATCTAAAGGTTTTACACCTTCAATGTCTTTCATAGTAAATGAAAGTAAGACTGCTATGTCTTGTACTAACTCAGGCATAACTAAAAAAGAACTCCTTAATTAATTTTTCAGATTCTTCTTTACCAAATTGGCCAGAAAGATAACCTGATATAGGATCTAACTTTATCATATAAGCATCAAAATCTTTATACACCGTAGTATCTTCTCCAGTTGGTTTTGATTTATCTATCATTTCTTTATAGAGTGACAGATAGTATTTAAATGTTGGTAGGAATGTATCCACTCCATCCATCTCACAATACCTTACAAAGATATTATCAGAGAAGTGATTACCCTTTTCAAAGAAACGATAGGTCTCTGTTGTCTGAGGTAATGGTGGTACTTTCAATAGATAATTTTCTACTGGATGTTGGAAATCAAATACTATAATACATTTCTTCTTATTGAATCCCATCAAGTCCATACCAAAGCAAGGAAGGTTATGTCCAGTCTTAGGGTATATTATATTGTTATGGATATCAACAGTACCATCCCATATATCAACGTGCCTAGACTTGATAAAATGCTTACCAGAGTATAGGTCAGCAGTGAGATTCACACCTCTTTTATTTTTCCAGGTTGTGTGATTGCTTTCAAATTTTAAATCGGGAAACGTATTAAATACTGCCTCCCGATATCCATTCCATATGCTCATGCTATTTGTTCTATGAATTTGTTTAAAACAGTTTTGTTTGTCATCTTAGAACCCATATGCTTTTTAAATGCACGATTAAGTTCTGCTCTAGTAGCAACTTCACCTTTCTGTTTAACTTCAAGGTCTTGAGTTCCATCTCCCATGCCTTGTATTGGCATAAAGAATGCTTCAGTATAACCTAAAAGTTGAGAAGATGCAAACTTTTGTTTAGACCATTGATGCTCCATTCTAGTAGATTCTTCCCAGTCTAAAATACGAAGAGATCTTTTAAGTTCATTCTTACTACAGATACGAATACCAATCCAATTGAAATCAGTAATCTCTTTAAAGAAACTAACAATCTCTTTTGTTGTTAGGTATGGACTTGGTTTTATTTCACGAGTATATCCAGTTCTAGAATCTCTTAATACATATTTTGTTCTCTGTGATAATTGTCTTGTTCTAAGATCATCACCATAATATTCTGACTTTAATACTGCGGTCAATGGATTAGATTCACCATCAGTTAAACATACCACATTAACCTTATCAACTCTTTCAACCTTCCTCATCAATTCTACCAATTCTCTAGAACATAATACTGCTTCACCAAGAGGAGTTCCACCAAGATTATACTTTTGAACACATCCTATTCTATGACTGTTCAAAGCAAATGCTTGCATGTATACATACTGCATTGATTTTTCTAATGACTTCTTATTCTGTTTTGATGAAAAGAACTCTAGAAGTTTAAATCCACTACAGAATCCTAAAACATTTTCCTCTTCTTTTATTGCAAGATGAGAATCATGATGATCCCATCCATTTTGGAATGCATAAACTCTAAACGGAATACCTGCTTTCCTACAGAACCATACAAGATTATATGTTTGCTTCAATGTATCAAGTAAACAAGTACTCATAGAACCTGACCAATCAAGATACATTACCAATCCATGATTCTTACCTTCTGGAACTACAGTAATTCTCCTAAAGATATCGTCACTTATCTTATACTTGTATAATGACTGTGTATCAATCACACCAGTCTTAGATGTTGCTGCTCTCTTATACTCAGCAGCAGACTTCTTCATTTCAAATTGTTTTACAAGATAATTAACTGACTTCTGTGCATCCTTTTTATATGATAAGTAATGTTTTTCAGCATAATCAATTGCTTCAAAATAATAATCATGATATTGCTTATCACTAGTAGCATATCCATAGAAACCATAATACAAATCTTCTTGTATTTCTTTATGTCCAACAACTACTTTACTAAGATCTATCTTAGGAAGATTTAAATAAACAGATTCAGTAGCCTCAGAATCTACTAAAGTTTCTAATGCTTCCTGTAATGCTTTGTCTGTAACACTCTCAGTCTCATTGACTCCACCATCAACTCCACCAATCATATCATCCTCATACATAGCATCTTCCAATTCATCAAGAGTCTCTTCAATTGACTTTTGCTTACTGGATGTTTCACCTTCACCCTCACCTTGACCTTCTTCCTTATTTTCAGAATCAATCTCTTGCTCTATATCATTACCACCAGTAGGATTATCCCAATTAACACTAAGTTGTTCTGGCAATTCTAATTCTTTATTCTTCTCTTTACCTTCTGCCCACGCATATAATTCTCTAGAAAGTTCTAGAACATCTTCAAATGTCTTTGTAGTTGCAACACGATCAACCCATACTTCCTCTTCTTCAGTAAATTCCATTCCACTATTACCTTTGAAGAATAAATTGATACGATCAATAAATGCTAATTCTGATATATCCTCATCTGCTACACCAAAGAAATCCTTATGCCATAGTTCTCTATACCCTTCAAAGAATGACTTCTTAAGACCAGGATATGTATGCTTCATCATACGCTCAATACGAGCATCCTCTATAACGTTAACAAATCCCTTGGGAGCATCAACAGGTATATTAGGAGTATATAAAGCATGTCCAACTTCATGTCCAACTAGAAGATCATAGATCGTACTAGACGCATCCTTCCATATAGGTAAGGTTAGAACACGATTATTAACATCAAAGGATGCTGTTTGAACTTGGCGATGCTCCACTGTAAGATTCTCTGTTGCTAACAGCTTTGCTAAGATCCCTTTAACTTCTGTGTTGATTGTCATAGTCCCTCTCAGATGTATCCATCATAGCATTACCAACAAAAATAACATCTGGTGGTGTGCCAGTTTCTTGACTGTCACCCCAGTGTCTTATGACCCCTGCAATAATAAAACAGTTAGTGACGAGATAAGATACGAAAATAACAGAACGTACCAGAACAACGTAGTTGTCGTAGGGTTTAGTTTTTTCGTCAGAAAAGCTACCCAACGCATACTTCCAAATCCTCCATACTTTATTCATTACCAAACAAATGATGCTTAGATGTACCAGCATTATCATTTGATATATTTCCTATGCCAGTTTCTTCAGTCTCATGGAATTCATATTCCCAATCTTCTATCACAGTATTAGAGAGCATTCTATCAGATAGAAGATACATTTCCTTATCTGCTGTTTCATAATCTGGTGCATCAAACCAAAAATCAATACACTTACCAATCCTCAACAAATGAGGTTCTAGAGTAGGAGCAATTCTCTTAGTATTATTCATCACTGCATTACCAGCAGCGTCTGATACAGACCCTCTTAACTTTACAAGAACTGTTGCTTTAAATCTCATTCTTCCTCTAATAGTTTTGAAAAATCATTGACCTTTTCAAATCTAAGACAACGCTTAAACTTATCAATAAGTAGGTCACCCTTATGTGAAATAACAAATAGATTAGTACCTTCACCTAACTTTAAAAGTATAGAAAGTAACTCCCCTGTTGCAGATGCATCAAGGGAACTATCAAATACCTCATCAAGTATAAGAAGATTAGTTGCAGCAGAGTTCTTCATCCTTGCTACTTCTCTCCATGTAAAAAGAAGAGCTAAGTCAATCTTCTGTTTCTCACCTTCGGAGAAAGAAGCATAACTAAACTCATCTCTGAATCTACTTTTAATTACTTCATTAAACTCCTCATCAAGAGTAAAGTTAACAAAGAAATCCATTGTATGAAGATATTTATTGATGAGTCCATTGAATATAGGAATATATTTTTTTATAATTTGCTTCTTAATACCAGAATCTTTTAATAATTTTCCAACTATATTATACTCATCTAATGTTTGATTTGATGATGCACAATCATCTTGTATTATTTTAAGTTCATCATTCAATCTATCTAATATTTTATTTTCTTCATCAATCTTAGGACTAGTTAAATCCTTTAACTCTGTATCAATATCTAAATTCTCTTTTTTTAATCTAAGTATATCTCTATCTAAAGATGAAACTTCACTTCTAACACTATACATCTCCTCACATATTTTTTCTATCTTATCAATAGCAGATAGAATCTCATCAATATTTTTTTCTATACTCTCAGCATCAGTTGTTAATCCTGATCCAGTTGTTGTTAAAGAACTCATTCTAGTTTCTTTAAATCCATCACCAATCACCTGAGTACAAGTAGGACATACATCATGAGATTCAAGGAACTTAATCTCTTTAGTAAGTCTCTTTAATTCAGTTTTGTTTTCAGTTTGCTTATCACGCAATCCCTGTAATAGCGTACGTTGAGTTTCAATACCCTGACATCCATCCTCTAATTTCTTTAACTTCTTTTTCTTTGAAGTTTTTTGTTTACTTTTTTCTTTTATTTTACTTTCATTTAAATCATATTTCTCTTGCTTTTCTTCCTTTCTATTTGTGTTTATTTCTTTTAAAGAATTAATTAATCTTTCCTGAGATAAAACTCTCTCTTCTGCAATATCTTTTAAATAAATAGTGTCTCTATTTTTTGTGATTTGAGTCCTAACTCTATCCTTTAAGATAGTATTCATGTATGAGAAGATCTGGATATCCAATAGATCTTCGATAACTTCTCTCCTGACACTTGCTCCAAGTTGCATGAAGGGTACAAATGTGGATGAACCAAGTATGACGACTTGGGTAAAACTTTTGTAGTTGAGTTTGAGGACTGATTGCTCCAAGTATTTCTGCGTGTCCTTGGCAGCAGCATCCTGGTCAACCATCTTATTGTTCTTGTAAACCTCAAAGAGATTGGGTTTTGCACCTCTGAAAACTCTGTATTCATCTTTTCCTATAGAAAAACATACTTCAACTTTTAATCCTTTTTCATTAATACTGTTTACTAACTGCCCACGATTAATTTTTCTGAATGGTTTGTTAAACAATGCAAAACAAAGAGCATCCAACATAGTGGATTTTCCTGCACCATTAGACCCTACAATTAATGTTGAGGGTGACTCACAAAAATCAATCTCAGTCCACTGGTCTCCTGTAGATAGGAAATTTTTCCAGCGAATAGTTTCAAATGTAATCATTAAGGTGGGATAATAAGATCGTCTTTTTTAATAATTAAATAAGTATATCCATATGTGTTACAATTTATAGAAATAACAGTAGGATCACACTCAATAATTTCTAATTCATCTTCATAATCTTCTGCTTCTAATTGTCCAGCATACCTTTCAGCATCATCATAGTCTTCAAATACAGTCACTGTTTTTCTCTTCTTACCCTCTCTTATAGCATAGATACCGCCAGATTTTGTATCTGATAAAATAAATGCCATCAGATTTCTGCTGCCTCCATATACAACGACCTCATAACATTTTTAATGTTCGACTTATTAACCTTAAGATCTATTCCATCTATGTAGTTATCAAGAAGAGTCATTGTATCTTCGGTTTCCATCAATCTTGAACCTTTCTCTGCTTCTACACTTAAGTCTTCAATGATTTTTAAATCACCAAGACCCATGTCTTGAAGTTGACTAACAACATAATCAAATTTTGAATAGTCACCTTTGTCTTCTACAATGAGTTTGACGAATGTTCCTTTAACTTCGTCCTCACTCGGAAGTACAACTCCACCATTATAATACAACTTATGAAAAGTGTCAAAGGGATTTCTATGGAAAGTACATCGTAAAGTGTCTGTGTTAAAGACATGAAAGCCTCTTTTAGTGCCGTAATCATTCCAGTAAAGTTGATAGGGGTTTCCAAGATATGTAACATTTTTCTTAGTAGATTTCATATGATAATGTCCACTAAACACTTTTTTAAATTTAGAAAAATGTTTAACATCCATACCATTTGTCATCATATGTCCAGGATGTGCTTCAAAACCATTAAGTTCCAAATGACCCATGCAGATATCAGCAGGACTTTCAGTAACAACTCGTAGAGATTCCTCGTAGTTTTCATCGCATATCCAAGGTAAAAGAAGTATGGGTAGACCATCAAACATAACTGTAGTTGGATCTGTGTAAACAGTTATGTTTTCATATTCACCAAGTAACTCAGTTGGAGCATTAACTCTTAAAGTGTTCTTATAATAAATGTCATGATTACCTACAAGCATATGCATTTTAACATTCCTCTCTTTAA